ATCTATATCTTGTACTAATTTATATACCTCATCGTTAATTTTATTATTAACATGAAGTGAAATACCCATATGATTTAATATAGGAGTTATTGTACAATATGAACTATCTGTGTCATTATAGATAATAGGATCGTTTTTATCTAAGTCCGTATCAGTAAGATTAGTTATCTTTTTAATATAGTTTCTTAGAATAATATTACTTTGTTTAATTACATCTCTTCCAGTTAATGTAATTGATCGTGCAATATCACCATCCCCCATTTGAGATATTTTATTACCAAAATACCCGTAAATTCTATTAATAAGAATTTTTAACGTAAATTGCCAAATCCAAAGTTGGTCAATTTTAAATTGGGTTGCTTTCGATTTTTCTTGGAGTATTTTTAATTTTTTCTCATCTGTTTCTTTTTCTATTTTGAGTGATATTTGATGTAATTGCTCGCGAGCTTCATTCCATTCTTCTTTTTTACCAGAACGTATTGCATAAAAATGATCAGTAATTCTAGGAAAGATACCTTTAGTTTTTTGTGAAAATAATTTTTTAGCTCGAGTGATTACGATTTCATTTTTAGTACACCATTTATTAAAATCACTGTAAGACATTTCAATATCTTTGTTATTCACTGTCTTTACAAATACCTTGTTATTATCTGTACCAACAATGCTTCCTACTTTAGTTTCAGGGCTCAAATTAAGAGTTACCATTACACTAGGGTATAGGGAGTTTGCATCAAAAGATATAATATTATCTTGAAATCCGCGTTTTGGTTCACCAACATATGCACCTTCGTATTTTTCAGTTCTATCATCCCCTTTTATAAAAGTTGGTATAACTCTCGGTGGATCTTGCTTTCTTGCCTCTACAATTGCCCTACCATTAACAGTACTAATTGTACCTAAAGCAGCGTTAAATGGAGTTAAACCAATATAAGACAACATTCGAGCTAGATCCATATACATAAGCTTAGCTTCGAGTCGAACTAACAACCTAACATCATGTATATTATAATCAACAAACTTGTCCCAATCTTCTATAGACAGTGCAGCAAGGTTAGTTTCTCCTATATCTACCTTGTTCTCTCCTAGTTCTATATGAGCTATGTTATCTAACTTATAACTATCTCTCATACCCATGCTGAAGGTTTTATATACATCAAGATAATCAAGCATAGATACACCTTCAACTACATATTTCGTAGTGGTCATGCCAAAATTACCTCTATATACTCGTTGGTAAATTGGCTTCATTATCTCATCATGCACCGGGGAAAACAGTCTTGTTGCATCTTCCCCTAGTATATTTCTAACTCGATTTATTACGTATGGAACATCAAATATCTCACTATTCCATCCAGATAATATATCAGGTCTATCTTCACAATAAAAATCTAAAAACCGCTGTAATAAGTCTGCTTCATTGGAACAATGAAAATAAACAACATCATCTGTTTTAGGAGTGTAAGGGTTAATTCCCCAAGTATAATATGTTTCTTTTACAGTGTCATATATCGTGATAACATTTATCATATGACTCGCTTCTTCTGGTTTTGGAAACTCGTCCGGGGAATATGTCTCAATATCAAAGAACCAAACCTTTAAAGGAAATTTACTAAAATCATCAGCTTCATTTACTTCCCAAAATCTATCTACTAAAAATTGCTGATACGGAGTAATGTTTTCATAAATTTTATGATCATTTAAATCTTCAATCTTTTTTCGGCGATCGAGATTACTGTTTGCGAAGACTTTTCTTAGTTTAGTACCGTATAAAGATATTCCATCATGTCTATTTGAATTTGTTTCATAATAAAAATATGGCTGATATGGACAGTCAGTTTCTATTCGTACTCCATTTTCATCCCATGTGTAGAGTCTCATGACTCGTTGATTAGGTATGTAGGCTAAGTTTCTATACACTTTGTTAAGTATATGAAAATTTCAAAAATAAATCAACTAATTCCGTTTTGGAGATTGAGTAATTTTCGGTTTGGATCTGCATACGGAAAGGAATAAAGTTCAGTGTAATGGTCGATATTATCTTCCATCCATCTTTTATTCATATAATCTCTAGCTCTTTTAATTTCTTTATAATATTTTTTTGTATCTCCGGTGATTAATTTAATTTTATTAATTAAATCATCTCCAGTCTTAAATTTATGAAATGCAGATTCATATGTACATAAATCCTGACAAATACTTGGAATACCAAATGCACAAGCTTCAATAAATTTTAAATCACTTTTAGCTCTATTAAAATTACTATCTTCGAGAGGCGCGTAAAAAACTGTTGGTTTTAGCTTACTAATATAAGCAGGATAATCGACTAAATTAGACCACTCATGATATTCAATCTTTTTTTGTTGTATCAAATCTCGTAAAGTTAAAGGAAAACCACCTACAAAAACCCATTGATAATCATTTACAGTTTGACGAATAATATCGTTAACATGAAAGAAGTCATCTTTTTGACCAATTTTATTTTCAACGTCAAAATGAGCTCCACTACCACAATAAACAACTCGAGGTTTACCTTTAAATTTTTGATAATTTTCTTTTATGCTATTAGCGTCAAAATATCTATCCATCCAAAATCTTGGGATAAAATTTGGAATAACGGTTATGTTTTTATTACCAGTTTTTTCTATATAGTAATCTTTCATGAATTGATTTGTAACTGTAATTTCGTCACAAATTTGCATGATCTCCATACTAGTTTTTCTAATGCTTGAATCTTCAAACGCAAATCTAAATTTATTATATTGTGGTATATCTTCACTAAAAATTAAATCGTCAATTTCATAAACGATTTTAAATTTCATTTCTTCTTGTATAGATTTAAGCCATTTGATATAACTTAATTGAGAGTTAGTTGCCTGTCTCTGTATACGTATAGTCTTTATATCTTTATAGAAGTTTTTATCACCAATCATTACCGTACCACCTTGTACGTTAGCTTTACCGTAACAATTGAGTAATAATTCTGGCCATATCATTCTCCAATGACCACAACCTGAATAGTCAGCATAAAAGTTTATACCTCGAGGCAAATCTGGGGCAGAATGTGTGTGAGCATCAGCAGTAATTTTTTTTTGTGGTCGGTGACCTAATGCTTGTGGTTGAACTACTCCTGCCATTAACGGATTGTTAGGAGTAACGTTGCTAAACGGAATATGTGCTTGTTTGAACGGAGTAAGCATTATATAGATTTATTCAAATTTATTAGTAAAGTCCACTCGCGTAGTTATACCATTTTTCTTTTCTAGTACTACTACATCCCCAGTTGCAGCCTTTACAGATTCCTTTCTATGAGAAATAATATAAATACTTTCATTATATGTCTCTACTCTTTCTTTTATTATATTGAGAACTAATTCAACACCTTTTTCATCTAAAGAACTATCAAGCAATTCATCAAACATAACTAAATTATATGCAATGTCACCTTGAAGTCTTCTAATATCCATAAATGTAAATAATATAGCTAAATCAATATTTTTTCTTTCAGCACCAGAAAAATTAAAATAAGAACAACTCTCTCCTTTTTCGTTTACAATTTCTTCTTCAAAATATTCGTTAAACCTACAGACACAATTTGCATCCATTTTTTGTAAGTAGTATAATAATCTGTTATTAAGAACATCTAATATCTTTTTAACAATAAATGACTTAACTCCCTCCTCTGATAAAATATATTTTACAACTTCTAACATAGATAAGTCATTGTGAATGTTAGTAGAATCTTTTTCTAATTGTTGTACTTCTTTAAGATTAATATTAATTTTATTATCTAGTTCTTTTATCTCTAAACTTGTCTCTCTATCTTGTAATTCTTTAAGTTCTTTATTATTTTTTTCTAAGTCTTTATTTAAATTTACAATATATGTTTTTGCTAATTTATTATTATTGTTTACAGCTTTAATATTAGAAATATATTCATTAATTTGTTTTTGTGCGTTTAAATTATTTTGTTTTAATTCTTTAATATTAGTAATTTGCTTATGTAAACTTTCTATATCCTCTTTACAGTTTTTAATATCTTTCTCTATAATATTTTTTTCATTTTCAATATGATCTCTATCATTACTTGTAATTTGATGTAAACATGTAGGACATACATCTTTTGATGTACCAATAGCATCAAGCTTTTTAGTATGAAAATCTATTTCAGTTTCATGTCTTGTAATTTTAGTTTTTACATTAGAAAGTTGGGTGGATATATCGGTAATTTTTTCAGTTATACTTTTAAATTTACTTTTACTTTTTTCAAATAATTCTTTATTAATATTTTGAATTTTAGATCTATTCTCTTCTATTTCTGTGTTAATAACATCAATGCGAGATAGTATTTTTTTTCTTTGCTCTTTTACAGTTTTAACTATATTTTCTTTTTGATCATTTAATAATTTACATATGTTATTTGCGTGATCAAAATCTTTAGTAATATGTTCGTACTTTTTTTGTACTTCGTTATATTCAGCACGAGCTGATAATAACATTTCAGAAAATATTTCTAAATTAAGTATACCTTCTATAAATTTTCTCTTTTCTACCTTACGTTGGGCCATAAATGGTAAGGTTGTATTAAGAGACATAATAACACAGTTTTGGAATACCTCAGGAGAGCTATTTAATAGGTTTTTTATCTTTTTATTTGTGTTAGGTATAGTACTCTCTGTTAAATCTACATCATTAACATATAGATAGCATTTTGTAGGTTTAAGTTTGCGAACTATTTTATAATTTTGTACTTTGTTATTCTCATTTATAGAAAAATTTAATTCTACGTATGTATTTTTTTTATTAATAGAATTTACAATAAAATCTTTTGATAGTTCACGAATAGTTTCTCCAAAAATAGCAAAATGTATTGCATCAGCTATTGTCGACTTACCAACTCCATTTCTTCTATCTTCTTTATCTTTATTAACACCAGTAATAATGTTTAAACCATATCTAAAGTCAATTTCTACTGGTTTTGATCCAATAGAAAGAAAATTACGGATTTTTACCGAGTTGAAATCTACATACTTCATGAAAAATTATTATATAAATGTACAGTTCGTCTTATTACTTCTGCTTTGTTGTCAATATCTAAAGATTCTATATATTCTATAATACATTGTTTGACATTCAAGTCTCCGAACTCATTAGTTAGGTTTAATTTATCTCCTATACTAAATTGATTTAAATAATCTGTAGTCAATGAAAAGGGAGCTTCAAAATTTATCGATGAAATAATTTTATCTAACAAATTAGATTTTATATCTTTATCAATTACAATCTTTACTGCTAAGTTTGACCATCCTTTTTTAGTTCCCT